GCCGCCTTCTCTTCTATGGCAGGGGGTTACTTCCGAACACCCCCTACCACCATTTAGGAGTTTGCTATGGCATCAGTGGTTGACTTGTGCAACAGAGCGTTGGACTTGCTAGGCGCGGCAAACATAACGGCGCTGACTGAGAACTCAAAAGAAGCTAGATTATGTAACGGCAACTTTGATGATGTCAGAGATGCTGTTTTACGTTCTCACCCTTGGAACGCAGCAATCACACGAAAAGCTCTCCCATCCGATTCTGATACTCCGGCATTTGGTTTTTCATTTCAGTTTAGTTTGCCAACAGATCCATTCTGTTTGCGTGTCTTGTCGTTTTGGAACAGTAATGTAAACAACGATGTGGCTGCATATGATAGCAACGTAATGTTTAAGATTGAGGGTCGAAAGATTTTATCAAACGAGGACACATGCAATATCATTTACATAGGTCGGATTACTGATACTGAGCAATATGATAGCCTTCTAAACAAAGCCATATCAGCGCGTCTGGCGGCAGAGATCGCTTACAATATAACAGGCAGTAATTCTGTGGCGGCAAACATGCTTACAATTTATCAAGATAGGCTCAAAGAGGCCAAAGGTGTTGATAGTATGGAAGGATTCCCAGAGCAACCACAGGCAGACGATTTTACGAATATAAGGCTATAAAATGGCGCGTGTTTCTACCATCATCACCAACTTTCGGGCTGGTGAAATATCGCCAAAGCTTGAAGGTCGTATTGACTTACAAAAATATAATGAAGCAGCACAAACTGTAAACAATATGCTTGGTTTCCCATCTGGTGGCGTTACCAGAAGGCCGGGGTCGTTTTTTGCAGGGCGTTCAAAAGATGGTGGTAAAGTCAGGCTTGTCAACTTTGAGTTCAGTGATGAGCAAGCGTATGTGTTGGAGTTTGGCGCGAACTACATTCGTTTTTATAAAGATGGCGGGATACTGACAGAAGCCACTACCAACATCACAGCGATAACCAAAGCAAATCCAGCAGTTGTTACAGCCGCCTCACATGGTTTGAGTGATGGTGACAGAGTGTTTATTAAATCTGTAGTTGGCATGACAGAGGTAAACAATCTTGAGTTTACGGTCGCAAACAAAACAACCAACACCTTTGAGTTATCAGGTATCAATAGTAGCTCGTTTACTACATATTCAAGCGGTGGAACTGTAGGTAAAATAGTTGAGGTGACAACCACATACTCAGTTACACAAATATTTGAGATTAATCATGCACAGTCGGCAGACGTTTTGTTCTTGGCTCATAAAGACCATGAGCCAGCAAAGCTTACAAGAACCACCGCAACCAGCTTTACACTTACAGATATAGATTTCACCGATGGCCCATATTTAGACGAAAACGATACAGTTACCACTATTTATGCTTCGGCAAACACAGGAAGCGTAAGTATTGTAGCTTCTGCTGATACATTTTCTGCATCAGATGTTGGAAGGCTAATAAGGTTTCGGGAGGTTATTGAAGTTGAACATGACGCATGGGCATCAAGCACAAGCTATGCACAAAATGTTTTAGTGCGTCATGGAGACAATGTTTACAAAAAAACAGACTCTGGCACTGATACAAGCGGGAATACACCCCCAGTTCATTTGTCAGGATCTGAAACATACGGAGCAATCACATGGCAATTTCAGCATAGTGGTTCTGGGTTTGTTAAAATTACAGCCTTTACAGACGCGCAGAATGTAACTGCGACTTTCAAAAATGAAGAAGGATTTTTACCAGCTAGTGTAGTTGGATCAGGCAACCCGACAACCAAATGGTCTTTAGGCGCGTTTGGCGGCGATCAGGGCTTTCCCAAGGCCGTTGCGTTCTATGAGCAACGATTGTACTTTGCTGGAACGACAGGCCAGCCACAGACCATATTTGGCTCAGTATCGGCTGATTTTGAGAACATGACACCCGGCACGCTTGATGACTCAGCGGTAAACTTCACGATTGCATCTGACAAAGTAAATGTAATAAGGCATTTGCTTCCTGCAAGATTTCTACAAGTGTTGACAACAAGTTCAGAATTTACGCTATCAGGCGGCACAGGATCTACGCCAGTAACGCCAACAAACGTAAACGTGTTACGAGAAACCACTTTTGGGTGTTCAGAGGTGCGTCCTGTTAGGGCTGGCAACAGTACAATTCTGATACAAAAAGGACAGGAGAAGGTCAAAGAAATTACTTTCGATTTAGATACTGATGGATTGCTTGGAATTGACTTAACTATACTTGCCGATCACATACCGCGTGGCGGCTTGACTGACATGGTTTGGCAGCAAGAGCCAGAGCTTATTTTATGGTTTGTCCACAGTGATGGACGCTTGGTAGGTCTTACATACGACAGGGCCAACGCCGCCATAGGATGGCACGATCACACGATTGGCGGCACTAGCGCACATGCAACCATTACGGTCAGTGATTATGCAAACATAGCAGTGGGAACCACGCTCGTATTAACGAAGAGTGATGGCACAACTGTTACCTTTACATCAGAAGCGGTCGGCAGTTCTGCGCCATCGTCATCTTTAGGCTTCAGGCCAAACACAAACAATGACACAACTGCTGACAATATATTTACAGCAATCAATGCTCACGATGATTTTACTGTAGCAAATCCAGCAGCAGCGGTGGTTACTGTAAAAGAAACCTCACCTACGGCTGGCGGTTTGTTGAGCATCAAGAGTTCTGATACAACCAGACTGACAACAACAAACCAAGCGGCTGCGATAGTTGAAAGTATTACAGCTATTCCAAGTGGTGCAGAGGATCAATTATATATGTCTATCAAAAGAGAAATAAATGGCAGCACGGTAAGGCATATAGAGTTTCTGAAACCTATTGAGTTTGGCACTGATGTTACAGATGCTTTTTTCTTGGATAGCGGCTTGACTTACAATAGCACTGCCACATCTACAATAAATAGCCTTAATCACCTTGAGGGTGAGATTGTTTCAGTGTTAGCAGACGGTTCAACGCATCCTGATAAAACCGTAACAAATGGCACAGTAACGCTTGATAGATCGGCCTCTAAGGTTCATATCGGTTTTGGTTTTCGGTCAACGATAGAGACACTTAGACTTGAGGCTGGCGCAGAAGATGGTGTAGCGCAGGGAAAGATAAAGCGTATACATGGTGTAACCGCACGTTTCTTTAATACAGTTGGCGCAGAGTTAGGGCCAGACACATCTAACTTAGACAGATTGCCATTCCGCGATAGCAGCATGGCTATGGATAAGGCTGTGCCATTGTTTAATGGAGATAAAGAAATTAGTTTTCCGGCTGGCTATGAGAATGACGCGAGAGTGGTGATTAGACAGTCACAGCCCTTGCCTATGACTGTGTTGGCGATTATGCGGAGGTCAAATACTTTCGATGCTTAGAGTTGTTCCATTTAATCCAGGTCTTATTAGCAGCATTGAGACTGACTTTGAGTTTCCAGAAAGCATGAGGGCTGCATTTGACAACGGACAGCAAGTTGTTGGCTATGCTGTGCTTGGCAAAGATGATGTTGTGGCTGTGGGCGGCATACATGAAATGTGGCCCGGTGTTGGTGAAGGCTGGGTAATCCTGTCCAAACATGCGCCTAAATGGAAGCTGTCACTAGCTAGGTATGCTAAGACACTGTTTGGTAGTATACTAGCGACAACGAACTTGCATCGTGTGCAGGCTAGTATTCACATGAAAGACCCAGATGCGATCAGATTTGCTAGATGGATGGGATTTGAGCATGAAGGCGTTATGTATAAATTTGGGCCAGACGGTAGCGATTATTATCGCATGGCGAAGGTGATATAATGGAACCAACAACTATGGCTGCAATCGCTGCTGGCGGTGCAGGATTAGTAGGTTTTAAGGGAAATCAATCGGCTGCCAAAGCAGCAAGGCAAACCGCTGACTATAACGCTAAACTTGCAGAAAACGAAGCAATCATCTTGGCCCGTAGAAAGGTTGAAGAAGAAAATAATATGCGGCAACAGTCAGAAAGACTGATTGCGTCACAGCGCGTGGCTACGGCAGCCTCTGGCATAGAAATGTCAGGCAGTGCATTGCAAGCATTAGCTGATTCATATTTTAACACAGAGATGGATGCCCTTAAAATACAGTACGCTGCCGATATTGAACAAACACAAAAACAAGCAGAAGCTACTCTCGCCCGTGCAGAGGGACGCGCAAGGGCAAGCGCATTGAAAACACAGTCTTATCAATCTTTGTTACAAGGCGGTTCACAAGCCGCACAGTTAATGGCGTGAGGTAATAATGCCTAAGATTCCCGTATATCAGCAACAGGTAGGCTTGGCTGTAGGTGGTTTAGGGCCTCGTGCAAGCAGTGCAGCATTTGAAGCACCAGGACGTGCAACCGCTGCATTAGCAAAACAAGCTGGTCAGGTGGCGTTTCAGTTCGGTATGGCTGAGAAAAAAGCAGAGACAGAACGTGTAAGTAATGAATTAAAAACATCTGAGGGGCAAAAAGCAGATGACCTTATCAACAACCCTAAAAGCAGGACTGTATCGGGTTTTGACATAGAGTCAGGTGCGTTCAAAAGAGACACTTTAGCTGCGATAGACGCAAGACAGGACTTAACAAACAGCCAAAAACAAACTGTCAAATTAAATGTATCCAAAACATTAGACAGGAAGTTTGGCATTGGACGCGCACAAGTTTTTACCAATCAGCAAAATGACCGCAAAAATGTAATGAATGAGGCAATAGAAAATTTAATGCGCGATGCTGGTAATAAACAAATGCGTCCAAACGTGTTGTCTGACATTCAAGCATTAATAGATTCAAGCGAGCAGCAAGGCCTTAATATTAAATATGACATGAAAAGTGTTGCCTACGAGATAGAGAAGGGTGACGCTCTTGCCGATATTACTAATGACGCTATTAGCGTAGACCAACTGAAACAAAGGCGTGATGAAATACTGCGAGGTGAGGGAGATTACGCTAAGTATGATGCTGACGAACGCCAAACACTGGCTGGAAAATATAGCGGCAGAATAAACTATTTAACAAACGGCGCTGTCGCTGAAGCGAAGGCACAAGCTGATGACATTAAAACAACGATTGCTTTGAATGGTGATGACACTGGTGCCAAGGCTGTAGCTGATAGACTAAATGAACTGGGTAGATTTTCGGAAGCGGAACAATTCCAATCTGATGTTATAGTGGCTAAGAAAGTATACACAACATTCGATGCTATCAAGTTAGCGCCAATGTCTGCTGGAACCGAAGCTGTGCGTAACGCTTTAGATTTAGCTAAGAATGGGCCAACATCTGAACGTGCAGAGAATTATCAGTTATACAAAGAATTAGCAGTTAGAGAAACGGCCAGAAGGCAAGCTATATCACAGGATGCTGTTGGCTATTTAGAGCAAGTTGAGAACCGTACTCTGACCGTATCGGAACGCATAGAAAAACAAAAGATGCTTGGGGTTGCTGAAGAAGACATTGTTCCATTTAGCATGGCTGAATTTACCGAGTTTAAGTCTGAGTTGGAAACAGCAGACCCTGTTGTGGCTATGCGTGATTTGCAACAGTTTATATCCAAGTATGGAGAAACAGCCTTGCCAGCCGCTATGCGCAACGGCATGACTTATGCGCAGAACTTAGCTTTGTTTAATCAGAACAACCCTCGTTCTATTGATTTGCTTGGTGCAGACCAAATACCAGACAAACAGTTAAAAGCTGACCTAAAAGAAGCTGACATCAAAGAAATAGATATAGATATAGCTGTTCGGGATGAGTTAGAGGACTGGACAAAGAGTGTTATAGGCGGCACCGCTGATGGCATGTTGAACCGAATGGGTGGGCCTGGGCGTTATATGGCTGTTGTGGAAACAGAAAAAGCTATATCCAAGCTAGCAAAAGTATATGTTACCAGAGGCATGTCTGTAAGTGACGCTGCAAAAGCCGCGTCTAATATGGTTACTGGTAACTATGTATTCCAGCAATTTAACAATACACAAATGCGTATTCCGGCAATCTTGGAACCGCAAGCTGGTCAAATCAATCAATACCTTGATGACAGGCTTAACGCAGACCAATACCTAGAAGGCACTGTTGCACCTATAGAGGGCGGTCGCGCCGCAACTGCCGATGCTACAGCACAATATATATCAGAAATACGCACAATGGGTGGATGGGTGACTATGCCCAACGACACTGGTGTATATTTAGTAGACAAGCTAGGCAATCAAGTTGTTAAAAATGTTTCTGTGAATGGCGAACTCGTAGCGCAGCCTATTGTAGTAGAGTTCGCGGATATACTAGGCGCAGCCATGGCTGAAGGCGAATACGGCACAACCGAAACACTTACAGGCCAAAAACGTGGCGCAGAAATTATGGAAGAACTGAGATTGCGCTAATGGCAAACATATACATTCCAGAACAGCAAGATGAACCGCAGCTAAGAGAGAATTACTTTCAGAACACTACTGCTGGCACATTGGACGTTCTAGGCCAAACATTCCAAGAGACTATTTACTATAATCCGGCCTCTGCTTTAACACGCATGGGCGAGTTTTATGGCGCAAAGGATAGCGGAAAAAAGCTGTCACAGTCAGATTGGTCAGAGAGTGAGTATTTCCGCGAAGGTATAGAAGTAGGCGAAGACGGTATACATGAGGGTGCCGCAGCTTTACTTGCTGAAAGATATGATGAACGAGAAGCAAGAAAACTTGTGCTGAACCGTTCTAAAGGTGGCTTTGCTATAGGTGCTGCACAGTTCGGTGTTAGCCTTGTGGGTTCGATGCTTGACCCTATAAATGTAGGTTCAGCTTTTATACCTGTTGTTAATACCGCAAGGTTTGCGTCTATGGTGACTCGGTATGGCAAGACAAATGCCAGACTCTTAAAAGGTGCCACAGAAGGTGCTATAGGTGCTGCTCTAGTTGAGCCAATACCTCTGACTGCCGCAAAAGTTGAGCAAGACAAAGACTACACTTTGATGGACAGCTTTATGAATGTTGTGTTTGGCACAGCGTTAGGTGGTGGACTTCATGCTGTTGGTGGGAAACTAAGCGATGCGCTGATTCGCACGTCATCAGACACAAGGCAAGTGTTGACCAGAACTGCTGTGGGGCAGTTGGCTGAAGGCCGAAATGTAAACGTAAATCCTGTGGCACAAGCAGACCCGACTTTACGCGCACAGGGCGTCCCAGCCTTACAGGTAACACCTGACACTGTAGGGCCAGCAGCGGGTATGCAAAGAACCATCACGCCTGACCCAGTACGAAAAGGCAAGGCGATGCCAGAGTCGCTACGCCCACTCAATAAAAAGCCTAAAAGCCTGTTACAGTTTATTAGAGAACAGGGCGGCATCAGTACAGAGGATGCAAATGCTGGTGATGTTAAGCAGCTTTTAGACAAGTCTGCTTTCCGTGTGTTTAAGAAGAATGGCAAATCGTTAGATGACCTAGCATTAGCTGCGCAAAAAGCGGGATATATTGAAGGTAGATGGGACACATACAATGACCGCGCCACAATCAATGACTTGCTTGATGCTATTGAGGCTGACGCAATGTCTGGTGGCAGAGTGTTCAGCCAGATTGACGAAGCCGCAGTAAAGTACAGTGACGCTGAAAAGCTGTTAGACAGGGCAAATCGTGCTGGCATTGACCCTACTGGCATGAATGAAGCTGACTTTATAGAAGCATTATCTGAAGCTGAATCACGTATAGAAGCAGACTACCAACGCGCTGTAGAGATGGACGGGCTGACGGAGGAACAGTTCTCAAGATTGAGGGAAGAAAGCCAGGCATCCTTAGATGATTACCCAGAGTTGGATGAGTTTCGCCGTAGCATGGACGAGGCAGAGTTAGCGGCGGCTGACTTTGACAGCGATGAATTACAGCTTGTTATGCGTGAAAGTGAAGAACTGATGGAAGACATCAGATTTATGGATGACTCAGGCTTAGTTCCACAATCATTGATGAATGACATAAATGAAGCAGATTCGCTCATACAAAAAGCAGAAAACAGTTACGAACCAGCCACCCGTGCAGCAGCGGAGTGTCTTATAGGGACTGCAAGATGAGACAATGTATAGCTGAAATACAGAACGCAGCGCGTAATGCTGGCAGAGAGTTGCTTGAGGATGAAATCATGGACATCCTTGACATACTTGAACGCCGGAGAAGACAGCGTAGCGGTAGTATAAACTCACAGTCTGATTTAGATGACCTAGTTGCTGAAGCTATGGAAATAGCAAAGCAAGCAAAATTCAACGCATACATTGAGAAGCGTAACAGACTGATTAATGCCAAGCGTTATGTAGAGTTGAAGCGAAAGTTAGATGCAGACCCTGCCAATCGGGGAACTACTTTATCCACTGTTATGGTTGGTTCTGCTAAGTATAGCGAAAGCGGTAGACTTAGTGTGGATGCACAAGGCCACGCGATTATGACGGATAGCACGGGGTTGCTGTTGGCTGAGTTGCAAAAGAATGACCTTGTGCAGCTATTCGCTAGCAACCAACTAGACGAATTAATTTACCGTGAAATGTTTGATGGATTTGGATCTACTGGCAACAAAGAAGCCAGGATGATTGCAGAAGCTGTGCAAAAGGTACAGAAAAGCCTGTTGCGCAGAAAAAACCGCGCTGGCGCATATATTAGGGAATTGCGTAACTATGTTGTGCGTCAAAGCCACGACCCATTACTGTTACGAGATGCAGGATACGACAAGTGGAAAGCAGATATTGTTCCATTACTCGACCGCACAGCTACATTTAAGAACATGCAGCCAGGACAAACTGAGGAGGATTTTCTACGGGCAGCATATGATGGGCTGGTAACTGGCATACACCAGAAAACCACAAATGTTTATGACGCTGGAACGGCTTTCAAAGGACAAGCCAATCTTGCAAAGAAGATGAGTGCTGAACGGATACTGCACTTCCAAGATGGCGCATCTTCACACGCATATTCAAAAATGTATTCGCGCATGAAACTTTCAGAAGCTGTGTTAAACGGAATTACTCACGATGCACAGACTATTGCCCTAATGGAAACATTCGGCACAAACCCTAAAATGATGTTTGACAGGGTTGTGCAAGAAATTAAAGAACAGGCGCCTGATGTTAAGGCATTGGACAAAATAAAAGTAGGCAGATTGCAGAATCAATTTGCTGAACTTGATGGTACGACTCGTGCTAGGGGTGCTGGAAAGCCTGTATTTATGGGCGTTGATTTTGCTGGCATTTCTGCTGGTTGGCGCATGATACAGAATATGTCAAAGTTGGGCTTTGCCACAATTTCGTCAATATCTGATATTGCTACTAAGGCTGCGTTCATAGCAACTAACACAGAACGTGGAGTGTTTGCTTCATATGCGCAAGCGTTTGGTGACATATTCAAAGGGATGGGCAAGCCACAGCAAAAAGAATTAGCATATCTATTAAATGTTGGTGTTGAAAATTTTCTTGGTGACGTACACGCTAGATTTGGTGCAAATGATAGTGGGCCTGGACGCATAGCAAAAGCACATCAGTTCTTTTTCAAGCTAAACGGTATGCAGTGGTGGAACGATTCACAGAAAACTGGCATTGCCCGTATGCTTGCATCTGACTTAGCTAATTACAAAAACAAAGCCTTTAACCAAATACCTGAAGAAACACAAAGATTGCTGTCATTGTACGGTATTGGCCCAGATGAGTGGGGATTATTTCGCAATGTTGAGATGAAGGCTGTGGATGGGCGTGATTACCTAGTCCCATCTGTGATTGATGACATCCCAGCCGCCAGCATTGACCCAATAATTGCAAAGCAAGCAGGCCAGTTAGATATCACAGACGCTATGCGTCAGGATTTCCGTGATAATCTTAGAACTAAGATTGCCGCATATTATACAGACAGCGCCGACACAGCTATACCGACACCTGGTGCAAAAGAACGAGCATTGATGAACCAAGGGCATCCACGAGGCACGGTCACTGGCGAGGCGATCCGTGCTTTTATGCAGTTAAAAGGCTTTCCAATCACATACATAACTAAAGGTTTGTCCCGCCAATACTACGGCAAACAGGCTGCTGGTAAATCTGGCGCACTTGGGATTGTGCAAATGATGGTTGGCACAACTATCATGGGTTATCTTGCCATGTCTATGAAAGACATCCTGAAAGGCCGAGAGCCAAGGGAAGTGTTTAGCAAAGATATATATGTAAATCCGACAACACTGAAGGCTGCTTTTTTGCAAGGTGGTGGGGCTGGTATCTTTGGTGACTTTATGTTCGGAGAGTTCAACAGATATGGTGGTTCATTTCTACAAACGGCGGCTGGCCCTACATTCGGCGCCATAGATGATGTGTTTAGAATGTTTGCTAAGTTCCGTGATGGAGATGACGCGTCTGCTGATGCCGTTAGATTTGCACTAAGAAACACGCCATACATTAATTTATTTTACACAAAGACCGCTATGGACTACCTATTTTTGTATGGACTTACAGAGCATATGAGTCCAGGTTATTTGCGCAGAATGGAACGCCGTGTTGAAAAAGACCAAAAGCAGGAATTTTACTTTCCACCAAGTCAATACGCCACGAAACTCTAACCCTTTCGCAAATGACTAAAATGCTGTATAAGTACCATAGGAGTGGGGCATGACAGTAAGTAGTACAACAACTAGGAAAAGTGCAAACGGAGACGGATCTAACGATACGTTTTCGTATAACTTCAAAATCTTTGATGATGATGATATTACAGTCGTCATTCGCACTGACTCGACAGGCGCAGAAACCACTAAGACTAAAACAACTCACTACACTGTAACAGGTGTTGGAAGTGCTAGTGGTGGGAATGTTGTGTTTACCTCTGGCAACATACCAGCAAGCGGCGAGACAGTTGTGTTGCTACGCACAACAGCAAGAACACAGCTTACAGATTATGTGGCAAATGACCCATTCCCAGCAGCTACGCATGAAGATGCGCTAGATAAACTCACATTTATCGTACAAGAGCTTGAGGAAGAAATTGGACGTTCACTAAAAGTTTCTCAAACTAACGTCATTGCTACATCTGAGTTTACTGCTGACGCAACAGCCAGAGCAAATAAAATACTTGGATTTGACGGTAGCGGCGATCTTACAGTCACTGAGGGCAAGATCGATACGGTTACGGCATCGGCTTCTGCTGTGTCTGCTGGTGGAGACCCTACTGCGGTTCCAACCTATACAGCATCTACAGGCGCTTTGGCTCTGGCCTTTGGTCTGGTTACTGGCAACACAGGCGCGACAGGCAACTCTGCTGGTTTACAGATGACTTTCAACAACAGCACATCTGATGCAGATCCCGGCGCTGGAAAATTAGCCTTCAACAACGGCACAATTAGTTCTGTATCGGTGCTATTTTTTGATGATGTTGATGACAACTCTGTAGACATATCAGGCTTTGTTCAGTCGTTTGATGATGTATCTAATGCGGTAGCCAGAGGCATAATACAAATTGAGAAAGAAGGAACGCCATCAACCTTTGCAACATTCAAAGTTTCTGGGGCTATAACTGATGCATCTGGATACACTAAAGTTCCAGTAACGCATGTTGTCTCAAACGGATCATTTTCAAATGCTGATGGATTGCGAGTAGATTTTAGTTACTCAGGCGCAGACGCAGCTAGCACCGATTTGTCTGTAGATGCATCACCGCAACTTGGGGGTGATTTAGATGTTGTTACTCATAGTATTGTAAGCACATCTAATAGAAATATTAGTATAGTTCCAAATGGCACTGGAAATGTAGCTCTTGGGAATTTTGTTTTTAATGTGGATCAAACTGTTGGCTCAAGCCAAGACAATTTTGTACTTACGTTTGATAATTCATCATCTACCATTTCACTTGAAGCAGCATCAGCGGCTGGTGCAACTGGTGGTGGGAGCGATGAAGTATTTTATGAAAACGGCCAGACTGTTACAGCCGATTATACGATTACTAACGGTAAAAATGCCATGTCTGCTGGGCCAATCACTATTAACTCAAGTGTAACAGTGACTGTTGGCTCTGGCGAAACATACACGGTGGTTTAGATGAGTACATTAAAAGCAGATACGATACAAAGCACAAGTGGCGGCGCAGTCACGCTGACTAAGCAACAAGCGGCCAAAGTTTGGTCAAATCTTAACGGTACTGGCACAATAGCTGAAAGAGATAATTTTAATATTTCTGGATATACGGATAATGGCGGGAATGGAGATTACACGCACTCATATACAAATAGTCTTGGAAATACTAATTATTGTTATTTACTAACAGCAGATTTTCAATCTGGCACAGCTAGAAATGCAAATATGGGTATTGACACTAGTGCGCAAGCCACAGGTTCAATGAGAATACATACTTATGGCTTAAGTACTGGTAACGCTGACGATTTTGAAGTAATCAACATGGCTATATTTGGAGACTTAGCATGAGTACAATTACAGTAGACGCACTCAAAGGCAAGACCACTGCTAAGACTGTTACCGTTACTGTTGGTGCTACTGCTACGCAATCTCTGGAACAAGGGTTGGCGAAGGCTTGGTCTAAACTCACTGATGATGCGGATACAAATAGTTTTAATGTATCAGGAACAACTGACAATGGCACTGCGGGTAATACTACCATTACCTTTACTAATACGATGTTAAATGTAGATTATGCTTTAGCTACTTGCATACTAGAAGATTTCAATATGGTTTGTATAAGTACGGCACAAACAACATCAAATTACACAGTTCAAGTTGAGAATACCTCTAATAGTGTTGGTGACGCTAATAGCAGTTCCATAGTAATGGGAGACACAGCATAATGGCAGGAAAAATTGTAGCAGACCAGATTCAAGGCACTACGACAACTGAAACTGTCGATGGTTCTAGTGTTACTATACCAAACGTAATAGACACAAAGTTCGTTGTTAATGGTACTGCAAAAGTTTGGTGTGCTTTTAACACGGTAACAAATCACTCAACATTTGATAGCTTTAATTCTTCTTCTTTAACGGATAATGCTGGGTCAGGTGGTGACACAACAATTTCATTTATCAGTAATATGGCAGCAGCGAAGTCGTACATTGTGACAGGCGTGATGGCTGACGCTTCTGATGTCACTAATGCTGTATATTCTAGCCAGCCAAAGCAGGATGATTCTGTAGCCACTAGTTCACTCCGTGTAGTTCACGCTTTTGCACAGGCTTCATCAGCAGGTGTTGGCGATATCGCATATAATTGTAATGTAATTCACGGAGACTTAGCATGATGCAAACACCAGAGTTTCAAGGCACACATTTGTTTGACCGTCTGTGCTGGGCAAAAGAAAACCTAGATGGTGTTCAGTCAGACTACCGTGTGGTGTACGAAGACAATGTAGATGAGTGCGCCAAGATACTAATACCCGACCCTAACTGGATGGCATGTGCGTTACAAGGCGGCATCTTACCGCCTGTGTGGGTATATTGGGAGTTGGCAAAGGACGAAGCGCAACCCGACTTCAAGAAGCACACTCGTGGTTATCTGCTGCATCAGACAGAGCCGATGCCAGCAATGACAGAAGAAGAAGCAATAGAATATTTAATTCAGAAAGATTTACCACAACATGTTTGGCGTCAGTGGGATACGGGAAATAAACCTAAATTGATTATCTGTCGCAAAGACCAGCTTCCGGCTACCCGTGAGTGGCGCAATGCTTGGAAGATATCAGATGATTTACAAAATGAAGAAAACGCTGCATAGGAGAAAAAGACATGGCTGTAGCAGTATATATTGTGGATAAGGACGGCAAGCAGATTAATGCTGCTGATTTGACGGGTAAGCCAAGTGACCGTCATTTTCGTGGTGCTTGGACTTTATCTGGGAAAGTAATTAGTGAGGACATTACTGCTGCGAAGGTCATCTTCAAGGACAAAATCCGTGAAGTGCGTCAGCCGCTTCTGGATGCAGAAGATGTAGTGTATATGAAAGCATTGGAAGCTGATGATGCGTCTGCAAAGACTGCTTCTGTAGCTAAAAAGAAAGCACTGCGTGATGCACCAGCAAACTCTTCGATAGACAGTGCAGACACCATTGCAAAGTTAAAAGCAGCGTGGGATACAAGCGTTCTTGGTGACAGCCCTTATGCATAATTGTTAATGGCTTTAATCTTGCGGGGCTGACATGGAGCCTATTACAACAGCCGTGGCAGCCGTAGCAGCCGCTAGTAATGCCATTGCATTTATCAAAGCAAGAATAAATGATGTTCAATCTGTTGCTGATATTTCACAACAAATCGGCACGCTCTTTGACTGTCAAAAGAAACTCAATGACGAGCGTAATAAACAAGCTGGTGTTGGTGACATCAAGTTTCAAAGCAGTATTGATGCAGTCCTTGAGGCCAAAAAACTACAGGAGCAAATGCAAGAAATCAAAACTATGATTAACTTGCGTTTTGGGCCAGATACATGGAATGAAATCGTCAACCATCATAGTCAGAAACTTAGGGAACAAAAAGAGGCGGAGAAGACGGCGCGTAGAGAGGCTGCAAGAAGGGCCAAGGAGATTGAAGAGACGATTAAAACAACGTTACTTGTCACCTGTATTATCGCGGTAGCAGTAGCATTGTTTATATTTTTGTTTGCGACTATTGCTCAAAGCAGTACAGAAGAGATTGTATTATGACAAATTGGTGGAAACGATACATACAATTTAATCTAACAGCCAAGCTGACAATGCTTGCATCTGTTGCTATGTCATGGCGTTGTGCAGAATGGTTTATGCATTTGGAAAATCCGACGACGCAACAAAGTGCGTTCGTATCCGTAATTATGGGGGTTATGACAGGCGTCTACGGTATTTACCTTGGCAAAGAGGCAAGGACACCAAAAGAATGATGTATCAGGCTATAGTGATTGCTTGTTTGATTGGGACATCAGCCGTGCAGCGTGAGCAGTGTACGTTTCTTGAGGCACAGAAGTGGCATGATACAGAAAGGGCTTGTATGAATCATGCTTTTGTTTTGGCAGAACGTGTGCATATACACATGAGAGGCTATAAGGCTGTAGGTTGGAGTTGCAAGCCAATGCCAAGAGGAGTGTTGTCCAGATGATACAGGCATTAATCGGCCCTATAGCCTCTCTGGCAGGGTCTTGGATGGAAAGTAAGGTAGAAGCTACCAAAGCAAAGGGTAAGGTGGCTCAGGCGAAGGCTGAGGCCGAAGCAGAGTTGATGAAGCATGAGGCTGGTTGGGAAAAAGTTATGGCCCAAGCTTCAGATAACAGTTGGAAAGATGAAGCGTGGACAATTTTATTTATAGCTATAATCGCTATGTGTTTCATCCCACCTTTGCAGCCCTATGTCAGTGAGGGCTTCAAAGCTTTGGATTCCACACCAGAGTGGTTTCAGTATGCCGTTTATGCCAGCATAGCCGCAAGCTTTGGTTTGCGATCTCTAAAAGGTATTAAGAAATGAATCTATCAAAAAATTTTTCTTTAGCTGAGATGGTAAAAAGCCAGACAGCTGAACGCAAAGGTATACCCAACACACCTGATGATGATCATACTAAGTGTATGGTTGCGCTAGCTGAAAATATTTTGCAGCCAATCCGTGATGAGTTTGGTTCTTTTATTGTATCGTCGGGCTATCGCAGTCCTGAGTTGTGTATAGCCATAGGTTCAAAAATCACCAGCCAACATGCAAAAGGTGAAGCAGCTGACTTTGAGGTTGCTGGTGTAGATAACTATGATCTCTGTTTGTGGATACAAGACAATCTTGATTTCGATCAGTTGATCTTAGAATGTTATACTGGCGGCAATAGTGGATGGGTGCATTGTAGCTACAGTCAGGATAATAATAGAAATCAAACACTTACCTATGATAGAGAAAATGGCTACAGATCTGGGCTTGTGGTTGACACAATATAAATATCCCCAACTGTTCCTCTCACTGCAAACTCAAGAGTTTTGCATCTCTCTCTAGCCCTTTGTTCTGCAAAATATTCTGCTTGGTCTTTGTTCAATGCTTTGACCTTGTATGTTTTCATCACTTCGATTGCTAATGTAACATTGAAAGAGTCTGCTTTTGTAGATAGATGACCTTTCAAGCATGTATTTTTTTCAGGTCTTCTTTGATATTTTCTTGGCATCACCCTCCCCCATACATTGTATGATCGAGGTCAGCTTGTTCAAAGTGTGCTGCAACTGAATCCATATTATGATTGCACATTGCTAATATCTTGTCATAGGTTTCGTTTGGATCTCCCGGCCACGCGCCTGCATATTGTGCATCCAGTTCAGAAACAAGCTTCATTACTTTTGGATTTATATCTATCATTTTTATCTCCATAAAAAAGATGGTCAGGCCTACAGACAAGCCTGACCATCCGTTGCTAGGATTGTCGGAGAACCAAACCGACCCTAGAAAGGTATATCATCTTCGATAACTTGTGAAGATGTATCTGTTGATTCTTGATCTTGTGGTTCAGTTTCTTCTGATTTCTTGAGCAATTCACTGACTTTGAGTGATAAATATTTTTTGCCTTTGCTTTCGCCTTTCCACCCTGCAATCGTCCAATCTTGATGCAGTTCATCAAGTGGGCCAGTGTAGTCTGGCGCTTTCTCATTGCCTCGTTTGTCGTTTGGAAATAGCACACCTATCTTTTGGTAGACCTCTAGTCGGGTGTCTCCATTGCGTGACTCTGCTGTTATGATAGCGACATTCATATTATCATCCATAATGTTCAGCTTGCCCTGCAAAATAAAATTTTGTTCAGGCCAAGGCTTCCCAACAATTCCAGTGTTTCTATCTTGTTGAGTCATTTTTCTTGCTCCTCATTTCTTCTAGCACCCATAGGATGCGTTCAAGCTTTCTATTGATGTCAATAATATCTCTTTCTAGTTTTTTAATTCCAAGCATCTTTTTCATCCTGTGCAGTGTCTTGTTTCTTTGGAACTGACTTTACTTTGGGGCTAGGAATACTAGCTGAGTTTCCATCATCATCTTCTGATGGCAAACCAAACGCAGCTTGCAGCCCATAGCGTTTTGCATAGGTAATACCACTGCCCATTTTTTGTGGATCTGCGGCATCTTTGACTAAGATAGGTGTTCGACCAGATAAGACTTCACCTGACTCATGCATAACTATTGTAGTTACAAACATGTGATGTTCATTGAAATCAATCAGTTGTGTAAAAGTCAATCCACACTTGCCTGCTTCTTCACGAACTGTTGCAATCACTTCCTCAAGACTTGCATACTTGGATTTGAAGAATGGATTGTTTGAACTTTTACTAGCTGTCGCACCTGTGTTGTGAAACTTGATAAGTGCTTTTGCTAGATTGTTTTTAGCTTCAGTCATTTTGGCTCTCCTTTACTGCTATTCTGAGTGATCCGCGCTTGTCGCGTTTGATGCTGAGTAAGTCGCAGTATACCTCTCGCTCATCATCTCCAACCATAGCTTTCAAGTCAGCTTTGGCAGATTCAAATAGTTTTGCATCTTGTTGATAGTTAATGTAATCATGGCACCTGTCTATAAAATGATTGTCTGTTGAAGCATCTCGTTTAACCATGCCATCAACTTTGATCTTATCTATAGACACAGGATGATTTGAGTTTGGCATTGGCTCAACATTATCAGAAACATGTTTCCAAAACTGTGATATGTACAGTTTCATCTGATCAATATATTGCCAATCTTTTTGTATATAAACTGTATCCCACTTACGATTACCAAAGATAACAGATAGATAGCATCCCTTGGATTGATGAACCCACATGTAAAACTGTATTTGTGGCATGTAAGTTTTGAGACAGTTCTCCATTGAGTTGCCTTCATATGTATGTTTGCACTCAACAATCTCTTCAGTGAAAAAGTTTTCTGAGCCACTGTTGTCCCATATGTATCCATCAACAGTACCCTTGAGAGGAACACCTTCCCAATTCATCTCTGCACAGTATTGTTGCTTTTTGACAGAGCATCCTGTTTGATCTTCAAACCAGTTGATATTGAACTGTTCAGTAAATATTCCCAGCTGCACTGGTAATACATTTGACAAGTCTTCAGGTTTAGTCTTGCCTGTTTTTTCTAGCCACAGTGATTGCCAATCACCTTCCATGATGCGACGCATATCGCTGCCGCCAATAAATCCAACTCTGTTCATTTTGGTTCTCCTAACAACATTACATTACTGCATCTATGCAGTCATATCAACCCTTTTCCATGCCAAGGCTTGCATAAGTTTGGTTCTTTTCTTCATTCGCCATTCAATATGTTTGTGGAACTCTGCATATGCAGGCCAGAAGGTGCAAGACTCCCCGACCTTCTGGACTGCATATAGCACGATATCCGCTGGGTATTTGATCAGCTGAGATGTCAGTGATTTGATTCTTACCTGCTGATCTTTTGCTGTTTCACCTGATGGTTTGACAACAAGTGTAGCAAGCATAGCAAGCTGCTTGATAATATCTTTTTCTGGTAAGGGTGTTAGTGATGCGT